AACCAGAGGTCATCCGTGAACTCCTGCACATCTTCGTCCATCTCAGCCAGATCGCAGAGGAACGCCTCGATCATTTCACGCTTTGCCCGCCGCTCCATGATCCTGCCGCTGACCTTATCCAACCGCTCTTTCGTCTTGTCATAGCGTTCGGAAAGGGCATCGTACTTCTTTTGGTAGTCCTTCTGATTCTGTGCGACATGGGCGTTCTCGCTGATACACTGCTCCACCAGTTCCGTCACCACCATGACTTCCTGCTGCAAGGCTGCCTGTTCCGCTTCCAGCTCGGTGGTATCGTATATCTCGTCCTTGATGGCTTCAAAAGTGGTGATGATTTCGTCCCGCTCCTCTCCAAGAATCTGCAGGGCTTTGAGGTACAATGCCTTGATGGTGTCCTCGTCCAAATGCGGCGTGGAGCATTGTTTACCGTCATCGTACTTGTGGTTGCACCGCCATATGACTTTTCTGTACTTGTCGTTGGAGTGCCACACCTTGGAGCCATAAAAGCCGCCGCAGTCGCCGCATCGGATTTTGCTGGAGAAGATGCTCACGCAGCCGTGCCGGTCCGTATCGCCAAACCGTCTCTGCATCTCCTTCTGCACCCTGTCGAATTGTGCGGGCGGGATGATGGCTTCATGGTTTCCTTCCACATAGTATTGCGGAACCTCGCCCTCGTTCTTCTTCTTTTTCTTTGTCAGGAAGTCCGTGGTGTAAACCTTCTGGAGCAGGGCGTCGCCCTTGTATTTTTCGTTGGTAAGAATGCTCTCGACAGTTTTCTTGCCCCAGTTCTTTTTACCGCCCGGTGTCGGGATGCTCTCCTCGGTGAGCTGCCTTGCAATCGCATACGGCGTCTTCCCCTGCAGGAAAAGCCCGTAAATCCTGCGGACGATAACGGCCTGTTCCTCGTTCACCACAAGGTTGCCGTCCTCGCCACGGTCATATCCGAGGAACCGCTTGAACGGCACCGTGACCTTTCCATCCTGGAACCGTTTTCTCTGTCCCCATGTGCAGTTCTCCGAAATGGAGCGGCTTTCTTCCTGCGCAAGGCTGGACATGATTGTCAGGAGCAATTCGCCCTTGCCGTCAAATGTCCAAATATTCTCTTTTTCAAAATAACACTCCGTCCCGCTCTCCTTCAGTTTTCGGATGGTCGTGAGGCTGTCCACTGTGTTTCTTGCGAATCTGCTCACGCTCTTCGTGATGATCAGGTCGATTCGTCCTGCAAGGGCATCCTCGACCATAGAATTGAAACCGTCTCTGTGCGTGGTATTGCAGCCGGTTATGCCTTCGTCAGCGTACACAGCGACAAACTCCCAATCCTCGCGCCCCTTGATGTAATTCGTGTAGTAGTCCACCTGTGCCTCGTAACTCGTCAGCTGTTCATCCCTGTCCGTTGAAACGCGGGCATAGGCGGCTACCTTTCGCTTTTTCCTGCTGCCGAGGGGAGAGGCTGTGAACTTGCTGATGGTGGCGGGTATTGTGATTACATTCTTTGCCACTTTTTTGCCCTCCCGTCTTTAAAAAAGTATTCCAGACTTCCGTCTTCCAATGCTGTGATGTGATCGATCTGTTCCGTGAATGCTTTCCCGTCAAAATCATCCATACCGAGAATGTAGGCGGAAACCTTGCGGATGTTGAAATCCGCCATGTCCTGCCCGTTGCATTCCGTTCTGACCTTGTGCTTGCCGGAGCAGCGCCAGTAAACGTACTTTCCATATCCGCAGTATTTGTGATAAAGGTTTCCGCAGCAAGCGCACTGTATCATCCCCGTGAACTCATCCGTGGATGTGGTCTCATGCCTGTTGCTCCGCAGCTTGAGTGTCTCAAAGGTTCTGACCGTTCCGTCCTTCAAGTGAAAATCGATGCTGCCGGAGGCCTGAACCACCATGTGGTCGACCGTCTTTGTAAAAAAGTCCTCGTCAAAGGTTTTCCTGCCCATGACCCTGCAGAAGATGTCCCTGATCTCCGTGTCTGGATAGTTGACGCTGTCGCAGGTGATTCCGTGATTGCTCTTTGCTCGGCAGTACCAGTAAAGGTGGCCGCCGTCCGTTGTGTCGCTCATGGCTCTGCCAAACCGTCTGCCGCACTTGCCGCAGAAGATTTTTCCGTCAAACAGGTGCTTCGGTCGTTTGCTCTCCGGCTTTGGCTTTTTCGGCTTCACCTGCTTTGGCGGCATCTGCCACCGTCTGACCTCGCCGCCGTAAAGCTGCATCTCGATACTGCCGTCCGCAAGCGAGGTGATGCTCTTCACCGATTCTGTAAAAGCCTCCTCATTGAATTCGTCTGTCTCCAGCAGTTCCGCACATATCTCCATCAGCCTGTATTCGGGATAATTGTGGCTCTTGCAGGTGACCCCAGGTTCTTTCTTGCTGCGGCATATCCAGTCCACATACTCCTTGCCTCTGACCTTGCCCTTCTTCCTCGTGAAGTTCGCTCCGCACACGGCGCATTTGAACTTTCCCGTAAAGCAGTATGTCGGATTCACCAAAGAAGCCCGCCGCTCCATCTCAGCCTTGACCTTTGCGTAGGTGTCGCGGTCGATGATTGCCTCGTGGCTGTCGGCCATGTAATACTGTGGCAGTTCTCCGCGATTCGGTACTTTCCTCTTTGTGATGGGATCTTCGATGTAGCACTTCTGCCTGCGGATGTCCCCGGCATAGACCTCGTTGAAAATCAGCTGCCGCACCGAGGCTTCCTGGAAATCGTTACCCAGCGTGGTGCGGATACCCGCCTTGTTCATGCTGTCGGCAATGTCCCGCAGGGTAACGCCGTCGATGTACATCTGAAACATCCATCTGACCGCCTCGGCTTCTTCGGGGATGATGATGTACTTTTTCTGCTCATCATCGTACTGGTAACCGAGGATGTGCTTGTTTGCCGCACCGATCTCACCATTCTTGAAACGCTTATGGATGCCCCATTTCACATTCTCGGAAATGCTCCGGCTCTCTTCCTGCGCAAAAGAAGCGAGGATGGAAAGCATCAGTTCTCCATCCCCGCTCATCGAATTGATCTGCTCTTTCTCGAACCGAACCTCCACGCCGATGTCTCTCAGGTGTCTGACTGTTTTCAGCAGGTCTACCGTGTTCCTTGCAAACCTGGATATCGACTTGCAGAGAACAATATCGATCTTGCCCGCCTCGCAGTCCTCCATCAGACGGACGAACTCGCCGCGTCCCGTGACGAGGGTGCCGGTTATGCCGGAGTCAGCGTACACGCCAGCATATTCCCATTCGGGATTCTTCTGGATGAGGTCACTGTAATAGCTTACCTGTGCGGAAACGGAGTGAAGCAGCCGCTCGGTGTCCTTGGAGACTCTTGCGTAGGCCGCCACCTTTTTCTTTGCCGGGAGTGCCTTGATACCCGGCTCGATCCTCGTGATTTTCGGCATAAAATCAACTCCTTTCCGACACTATATATCACTCTGAAAGCTACTTATATCAAGTCTTTTCCCGACAATAATGTAGACAAAGTTGGCTTGTATTTTTCGAGCAGCATTGCATCAATTTTCGTGAACTCTTCCTCTGAAATGACGCCCTTTTTGAGCATCGACTTTGCCGTCCCAAGGCACAGCAGATACATTTTTTCCGCATGGAATTCAATCTCACTCATCCGCACCACCTCCGAATCGGTCGGAGATGTAACAGGCATGGGAGCAGTATTTCCGCTTGGAGTTGCCGTAGGCAGAGAACGGCTTACCGCAATGCGGACAGGTGTACTGGTACACCGCCTTTTGATTCAGCCGTTCGGGATGCTCTTTCCACCACTTAACGCGGCACTCCTTTGAGCAGAACACCCGTCGTTTCATGCCGTTCACCTGAACCAGAGGCTTTCCGCACTCACGGCAGACATCCCCGGCTGCAATTTTCACAGCCGTTATCGGTTTCTTTATTTCCT